TCAAGACTCACAAGGCGGTGAGATTGACGTATGGGTGAATATATTAGTGACTCGTGCAAGTATAAATCCCGTCACTGGACGCGAGTTATATTTGGATAATCACATTTTAAACGATGTAGACCAAATAATTGGAATGAGATTTACGGATATTATACCAGCGGATAGAATTATATTTGGTGGTAGAATATTTGACGTTAAAAAAGCTTTAGACGATGAAGAACGAAAACACCGCTTAACTATACTAGCTAGAGAACGCTTAACGGAAAAATATGTGAGTGCTTCAGTACCTAGAATAACTGAAGACGGTGAAGAACGAATTACTGAAGACGGAAACGTCAGAATGACAGAGGGGTAAAAAATGGCTAAGAAAATAAGTGAACTTGTAGAACTATTAACACCAACTGGGAATGATTTATTAGAGATAGTAAATGCGGGCGAAAACAAAAAGATAACTCTTACAAATCTTTTAAAAAGTTTATCCGATGAAGTTACAAGACTTCACCAAAATTGGAGTTCAATAGTTTCTGTACCATTTATAAATACTGTATTACCTGATTATTCAGTATTAAACACGCTAGAAACTGAAATTGTACCTAGTGGTAGATATCAGACTGACTTAGCAATGTTATATACTTATGACACTACCACAAAATCCGCATATAGACGAGTTAGAATCACTAAAGATGGTATCGTGGGTGCATGGACTACTATACGACAAGAGCAACAAGACGTAACCGACACAGCAAATGATTCTTTTTTTATCATCTTTGATGTTGCAACGGATAACAATACAATTAAGATAGAAACTGAAATGACGCGTGAAAGTGGCACGGATGATTTAAGCGTAATATCCAACACTATAAAGATTAGTAGGTTGTCATAATGGCTTCGATTATAAATCAAACAGAGTTTAAAAAGCTCGCCCGCTCATTAAAAGAGTTTGCACCACGTATTCAAAAAAACGTGGTGATTGGTGCTACTCGTGCGGGCGCAAATGTTGTGCGTGATGAAATGAGAGATAGAGTATCAAAAGATACTGGTATGACTAGAAAATCTATTAAGACAAAAAAGCTAAGAAAAAGCACTAGGACATTAATTGTATTTGGTGTATCTGCTACAAAAGAAAACCGCGCAAAAGCTCGATGGCTAGAGTACGGAACTATAAATATGAGTCCTAGACCTTTTGTACGACCTTCTTTAACTGGTGTAGGTGATAAACCATTAAAAGAGGCTAGAGCCTATTTTATACCTAGGCTAGAAAAAGAAAAAAGAAAGCTGGGGTTTAAGTAATGTTAGAGGAGCTTTTATATGAATGTTTAAAAACTATACAAGGTGGGTTCTATGCTTTAAAAGCACCTCAAAACAAAACACTTCCATATAGCGTTTATGAAGTCATAAGCGATATAAAAACAAATTGTGCGGATGGGTTGGTAGACTATCCGCAGATTCGTTTTCAAATAGACGTATATTCAGATACACTTGAAACACTAGGAACTATAAAAGATGATATAATATCAAAGCTTATGGCTTGTGATGGTTTTAAGTGTATAATATACCAAAACTTTCAAAACATGACTGATGAAGGTAATACTTTTCATAGTGTTATTGATTTTAAACTAAATATATAGGAGATAGAAAAATGGCTGGGATTAATTTTCAAGGGATTTTAATTGGTATTAGTACTGATGGTGTAGCTTATACCCCGATTGGGTGTATAACTTCTTATACTCGCGCTGGAACTGCAAGAGCTGAGATAGATACAACTTGTAACACATCAACATCAAAAGAGTTTAGCTTTGGGCTTAGAGATAACGGTACGCTATCAGTGGACGTAAATTATGACCCTGAAGGTACGGGCTGGGGTATGGTTGAAGACAGTGAAGCTAGTGACACACCTTACTTCTTTCAGATAGAGTTTCCAAATCCAGTAACACCAGTTACGGGCGATGGTACAAAGAAAACTTTTGAAGGTTATGTGATAAACACTTCTGACACTGGGTCAGTAGATAGCATTATAACTGCTTCACTAGAAGTTAAGATAGACGGTGATATCACCACGACACCAGCGACATGATAAAGAAAACTTTTGAAATCAACGGTGAAACAGTAGAGCTAACAGAGCTTACAGTAGGTCAAATGCGTAAAGTTAAAGCTATGCTTAAAGAAGACGAATTTGAAGCTACAGTGCTTATGGTTAAATTTGCCACTGGTAGACAAGATAAGTTTGTAGATACTTTGACTCTTACAGATATAGCAATTCTTACTGAGTGGATAGGTTCACCCGCTGAGTGATATAGATAGATTTAGATTTAGACTTGCTAAACATTTAAGCAAGTCTTTATCTGAAATTGATGAAATGCCATATAGCGAGTTTTTGTCATGGTATGAATTTAATTTAATAGAGCCGTTTAACACACAAGAGATACAAATGGCGCAACTACTAGCACTTACTTTTAACATACATTCTAAAGAGCCTAAAAGCCCGATAGAATATATGCTAAGTGTAAATGATGAAGACGTAAAGAAAGCCAAACTAGAGGCTTTAACTAAGCGAATGATGGAGGACTTATAGTATGGCTGGTTCAATACAAATAGATATTTTAGCAAACACACAAAAATTAGTTACTGGAATGAATAAGGCTGAAAAATCAGTACAAAAGTTTTCTAGTAATGCAACAAAACTTATAGGCGCATTTGCTACTATTTTTGTAACTGGTAAACTAGTCAGTGCTATAAGTAAATCAAACGCTGAATTAGATAAGCTTGCTAAAACTGCCTCTAAACTAGGTATCGCAAGTGAAGAACTGCAAATACTTCGTTTATCAGCAGAAGAAGCGGGTGTAGCCACAACAACTTTAGATATGGCTATGCAAAGAGTTGTACGACGTATAGCGGAAGCGAGCCAAGGCACTGGTGAAGCCAGTAATGCCCTTAAAGAGTTAGGCTTAAATGCTGAAGACTTAGCAAAGCTTTCACCTGATGTACAAATGCGTCAACTTGCTGACGCTATGAGCGAGGTTACAAACCAAGGTGATAAAGTAAGATTGTCAATGAAACTCTTTGACAGCGAGGGTGTAGCCTTAGTAAACTTACTAGAAAAAGGCTCAAAAGTTTTTGATGAAACGGGCGAAAAAATGCGTAAGTTCGGTTTAATCATCAGTAGTGAACATTTACCAGCTATTGAGAAAGCTAATGACGCGTGGGCTTTTGCGGGCAAAATCATGGGAAGTGTATCAACTGGTGTTGGTGTTGTGCTTGCTGATGTATTTTCAGATATTACAGACGAGGTTATGCGGACTAGTGGCGGGTTGGATTTATTTTCAAAGAGCATGAATGTTGCTAAAGTAGTAGTTTTTAATGTAGCTAGTGGAGTTAATAAGGCAGTATCAACAATATCTTTAAGTATGAAAGGCTGGGAAGGTACTATACTTTTAGTTAAAAGTGCTATAGCTGATTTGTGGGGTACACAAGCTGAATCAAATACAGCTTATGCAGATTATATAAAATGGACTAGTGAAGCTAAAACACAAACTGACGATTGGGCTAAGTCTATGATGGGGCTTGATGGTGCGTCACTATTTTTAGAAAAATGGTTTAATAAAAAAAATGAATCTAGTGCTGGTGGGCTGGGCATAACTGCTACAAGTGGCGAACTAAAAGAAACGATTAGCCTTTGGAAGCAAATGGGTTTAGCTAGTGATGAATACTATAAAAAAGTTTCAAACAAAACTACACAAGCTAAAGCAATAGTAGAGAGTATGAACGCTACTATATCTAGTGGTATTACTGGTGCTTTTCGTCAAGCTATGGATGGCGCGGTCAACTTCGGTCAAGTGTTTGAGAACATACTAAAAGATATAGTAGCTCAACTTATCCATGTTTTAGTGGTACAACAAGCGGTCGCGGCTGGATTAAGAAGTTTAGGTTTTAGCACGAGTGCAACAACAGCAACAGCAACACCAGCACCAGTGCAAGGTGCTATGGCTAATGGTGGTACAGCAAGAACTAGTGGTGCTTACTTAGTTGGTGAGCGTGGGGCGGAAATAGTAAATTTAAGTGCTGGTGATAATGTTACACCAAATCACGAACTAAACAAAGCACCTACAGTAAATGTAATAAATAACGCTGGTGCAAATGTGAGTGTAAATGAGCGTGATGGTGAAATAGAGATTGTACTTGACGCGGTGGCAAATGCCATTACTCGTGGAACTAGCAATATTGGTTCAGCTATGGAACAGCGTTACGGCTTCGGTAAGGTTTAATTATGGCTATAAGTGAAGCACTAAAAGAATTATACAGCTCAAACACTAGCGGGGTAAGATTTTACCATACGCTAGAATTATCTCACTCGCAGTTCACTAAAACTTTTTACTTAGTACAAGATACAGATAACCACGACTGGGAACTAGAAGACACTAGCACAAAAACATTTGAAGCTTTTGGTTTTGATTTAAAATTGCCTGATGTTGGGGAAGTTCAGCAAGATTTATCTATAGTGTTTGACAATGTAGGTCGTGAGATAATTACAGAGCTAGAGAGAGCAAGTGAAGTGATAGAAGAACCGATAGTGACAACTTATAGAGTTTATATAGATGGTTCAGACACGGCACAAATGCCACCTTTACAATTAGTTTTGACAAATATTGTAGCAGACACTAAGGCTATAACGTGCGTAGCTACTAGACCCGATTTGTATAAAAAACTTATACCGACTGGGAATCAGTCACGCTTCGACCAGCGATTTAAGGGGCTATATTTATGAAAACTTTTGAAGATAAAATAAACTCTCTTATAGGTCAGCCGTACAATAAGCATACGGCACATTGTTGGGATTTGGTAGAGTTCTTAATACCATTCGCACCAAAAGCCGAGGGTGTAGCCCAGAGTCTTAGAGTAAGTGTGAAACATTTTGATAGGGAATTAAAAAAACATAACTTAAACGAGATACTAAATGAAAAAGATTTTGAAAATAAAGATATTATAGTTATGGGTAAAGATGGAATTTTTTATCATGCTGGTGTTTATTATGATGGCGGTGTAGTT